GTCTCGCAAATCTACTTATATATCAAGTAGTTAGCTAAAAAAACTTAGTGTTTTTATGAAGAATGCTGTAATATAAGGGTCTAAGGAGCATAAAAAAATTTCAAATATGGAGCAATTTTTGACTAAAAACGACAATAAACCACCTAAAAAAGTGGGTAGAAAGTTAATTAATTTAGATTTGGAGCAAGTAGAAAATTTAGCTTCCAGAGGTTTGGGAACTACTCAAATAGCACGTGCAATGGGCGTTTCATGGTCAACTATAGACCGTTCCAGAAAGCGTTCTGCTGAATTTGAGGAGGCTTTAAAAAGGGGTCAAGCCAAAGGACTGGCCCAGGTTACCAATTCCCTTTTCACTTCGGCCACTGATGGCAACGTAACTGCCCAGATATTTTACTTAAAAAACCAAGACCCTAAAACCTGGAAGGATCGAGTCGAGAACGTCCACGCTACTATCAATCTAAATGATGTTTTGACTGGCGCAAAAGATAGACTTGGCGACTCTATGGCGACTATAAAGAAACCTAAAGTTATAAACGCTGTTAAATCAACATCTACAGCTTCGGAACAACTGGTAAATAATCAGGACAATATAAAGAACGATGATAATAAGGGCGGATAGCTGCGCTATCTTGCAAGGGCTAGCCCATGATCAAACTGCTCACGCTCCGAGCATAAATAATCATACCCCCCCTTGCATTTTTTCGCACGGGTATATTACGTGTAACTGTTGCGCTAATTTTTTTTAATTTTTTTTGAGTAGAATATGAAAGAGGTAATAAAAGGAATAATAGAAATCACCACCATAGCGGGACTTGGTAATTTTTTATTATTCATTATTTTGGTTAATTTATAAAAAGAGAGGGTAGCAATATAGAGATTCAATTTCCAAACAAAAAATATAACACCATAGTTCTTGATCCGCCTTGGAATATAAGTATGTCTGGTAAAAATATCAGAAGAAAAAAACAAGCAAACAAATTAGATTATCCAACAATGACTATGGATGAAATAAAGTCATTACCAATAGGAGATGTTGCTAATTTAGGATGTCATGTATATACATGGACTACTAACAAAATGCTTCCATATACTTTTGATGTTCTTAAAGCATGGGATGTTAATTATCACCTAACTTTAGTTTGGAACAAACATAATGGCATGACTCCAAACTTTGCTTACAAGTTTGCTACTGAATTTTGTTTGCTGGGATTCTATAAAAAACCAATGCAAAAATTTAAAAGATGCGGAAAGTTAAATTGGATAAACACTAACGCACCTAGAAAGCACTCTACAAAACCTAAAGAATTTTATGATTTGGTGGAAGAAATGTCTCCTGATAATTATTTAGAAATGTTTGCTAGAGATAAAAGAAATGGTTGGGATGTATGGGGTAATGAAGTATGAAATACGGTGCTGAAGCTGAACAACAACTAATGACCGAAGTTTGGTCACCTCAAGTTGCAGATGATCCATACAACTTTGTTATGTTTATCTTCCCCTGGGGACAGAAGGACACCCCCCTCGAAGATTTTACAGGCCCAAGAGAGTGGCAGAAAAAAATTTTAAAAGATTTATCAATTCACATACAACGAAATAAAGGCGTTCCAACACCAGAGATGTTTAGACTCGCTGTTGCTTCTGGTCGTGGAATAGGAAAGTCCGCCCTTGTTGCTTGGTTAATACTATGGATGCTTTCAACCAGACTAGGCTCAACCATCATCGTCACCGCTAACACCGAACAACAGCTACGATCAAGAACATGGGCGGAGTTAGGTAAGTGGCTAACACTATCAATTAACAATCATTGGTTCTCTAAAACTGCCACCACCATAAAACCAGATGGTTGGTTTGAAGAAGCACTCAAAAGAGACTTAAAAATAGACACGGGCTACTACTACGCCCAAGCACAGTTATGGAGCGAGGAAAACCCAGATGCGTTTGCAGGTATTCATTCATCTTACGGAGTATGTTTGATAATGGATGAAGCATCGGGTATTCCAGCTCCTATTTACTCAGTCTCCGAAGGATTCTTTTCCGAGCCTACAGAAAATCGTTTCTGGTTTACTTTCTCTAACCCTAGAAGAAACACAGGACCTTTTTACGAGAGTTTTACATCCAAGCGTAAGTTCTGGAACCTAGAACAAATAGACTCACGCACAGTCGAGGGTACTGATCAAAAACTATTCCAAACCATGCTCGAGCAATACGGTGAAGATTCTACCGTTGCTAGAGTCGAAGTACGAGGCGAGTTCCCCAACGCTGACGATGATTCAGTCATACCAATGGAACTAGCAAGAAACGCTGTCGACAGAGACGTAGCACTAACAACTAAATCACCTATTGTTTGGGGATTAGACGTTGCACGTTTCGGTGGTGATAATTCTGCGCTATGTGTCAGACAGGGTAATACTGTTCTTGAAATTAAGACTTTCAAATCGATGGATTTAATGCAATTATGCGGTGCAGTTAAAAATTTATATGACGACAGTACAGTCGTAGAACAACCACAAGAAATACTTATAGACGTAATTGGTCTTGGTAGTGGAGTTGTAGATAGACTAGCTGAACAAAATTTACCAGTAAGAGGAGTCAATGTTGCAGAGTCACCATCGACTAAGAAAAACTATTTAAACTTACGAGCTGAATTATGGTTTGCAATAAAAGATTGGTTGGCGCTGCGTAATTGCCGTCTTCCTAATGATGATGAGCTTGTGTCGGAATTGGCAGCGCCTAGTTATAAATATACATCAACTGGAAAAATAAAAATAGAGTCTAAGGATGAAATGAAAAAAAGAGGTGTTAAGTCTCCAGATAAAGCTGACGCACTTGCACTAACCATGGCAAGTTCCGCTGCAAGTTTTAGTGGTGGCGAGAACTTTTTAGGGTATAATTTCAAGAAACCCTTGACATCAAGAATAATCAGAGTGGGATAAATTTATGGAATACGACAAAGATCAAGCAATCGAAGAGTTACAAGTAGAAGATTCTTACAATGAAGAAGAACTACAAGGCGTACTTAAGTCCGAAATGGATGACGCTAAAGACTTCATCGACCAAATAGACCAGGACAGAGCTGACGCTACTGATTATTACCTTGGTAATTCTCCAACAGCACAAAGCTCTATGCAATCAGAATTTGTATCAACCGATGTTAGAGACAGCGTGTTATTCATGTTGCCTTCCATCATGCGTACATTTTTTGGTACAACCAAAATAGTAGAGTTTATACCTCACGGCCCAGAGGACATACAACTTGCCAAACAACAAACAGATTACATTAACTATGTCATCCAACAAAAAAATCCAGGCTTCAAAGTTTTATACGATGCGTTCAAAGATGCACTCATTAGAAAAACTGGTTTTGTAAAAGCCTATTGGGATGACAGCATTACTGCATCAACTCACGAATACACAGACATTTCTCCAGAGGCTTATCAAGCTCTTATCATGGATGTAAACGTAGAAGTCATTGAAGAAAAAATTGAAATGCAAAGCATGACAATTATAAATCCTGAAACTGGCGAAGAGATAACACAAGAAACTCCAGCTAGTTACGATGTCAAAATAAGAAGAGTTAAAGCTAAAGACCAAGTGGTTATCGAAGCAGTACCAACTGAAGAAATACTAATATCAAGACATGCAAGAGATTTAAACTCATCGCCTTATGTTGCACACAGAATGGTTAAGACTGTAAGCGACTTAGTGGCTATGGGATATGACAAAGAACAAATGGAAGAGTTCGCTGGTTCTGGAAGCGCAGTCGATGAAGACTCCTACGACTTAGAACAAGCAAGAAATCCATACGCAGATTTTACTGGTGTTGATAGAGCAGACAGTAATAGTAAAAGTGTTCTTTATATAGAACATTATGTTTTTTATGATTTAGATGGTGATGGTATAGATGAAAGGATTAGAGTATGCACTGTAGGGAATGGATTAAATATTGTTAATTCAACACCCTGGGATGATTTACCTATTACACTCTTCTGTCCCGATCCAGAGCCTCATACCTCCATTGGCTCATGCCCAGCGGACTACTTGATGCCTATTCAAGCTGCTAAATCTCAGATAATGAGAGATACACTTGATAGTCTAGGCCACGCCATCTTCCCGAGAATGGGTATAGTAGAAGGACAAGTCAACATTGACGATGTTCTTAATACTGACATAGGACAACCAATTAGAATGAGAGCGCCAGGAATGGTTCAGCCTTTTTCAGTTCCTTTTGTTGGTAAA